TTTCCCATACTGTTTCTTCATGGATTTCATGATTTTTTTACCTTTTTTGTTTAATGGCATTAATCATCCTCCATCATAACTTGAGCTTGTTGTATTCCTGACTTAGCAAGGCTAACTCCAGCTCTTAATTTTGATAAATCTTCGTTTTGCTCTAATTTATCTTCAAAATTTTCACGTTGTTGCATTAATCTTGCTCTTGCAAGTTCAACTTGTGCCTGATCGTTGTCTTTTTTACGTTCATTTTCCATAGCACGTAGGTCAACTTCTCTTGCTTTTAGTTTTAACAACGGATCAGAGTCAAATTGTGATGTAATTTTCTTCTCTTCCATCATAAAATCTGCTGTCATCTCTGCAACCAACACTGCTTTTCTAGCTTCGATTGCTTGAGAGATCTGTTGTAACTGTTGTGCAGCGTTTGGATCTGTTGCTGCCATCTGTTGTAACATTTGTAGTTGCATTATTTGTTCTCTAAACTCTAATTGTACTTGTTCTTGTGCCATTAAACTAATGTGTTCTAAAATATTTTTCTGTATAGCTGCCATAATCGCAGGATTATTTCTAACCATATTAGTTGACATAAAATTTAAGTGAGCTGTAACGTGTGCTCTGTGATCTTGACCAGGAAATGCTTGAAAAGGTTTGCCACCTAAAGCATTAATATGTTCTACACTTGGATCCATTGGAGCTATTGGTGCAGGAGGTGGTAATATTTGATCTATATTTTTAACACCGATCGCCTCGTACATTTTTCTGTAAGCAGAATAAAGATTATGTATTTGTGGATTTGATTGTGCAAGTTGTAATTCTGTTTGTGCCATTGATATTCTTTGCGCCATAGAAAAAATATTTGGATCTGCAACTGGTATGATGTCTATTCTATCATCAAAGTCTACTTGTTTAATGTTCCGTGCTCCACCGACCACGTCGTATGGATATTCTGGTGGTAGATATTGCGATACCACTTTTGATAAAAGTTTGAATTCTTTTTTCATTCCTGCATATAATCTTTTATGTATTGCAGACATGACCCGTGAGCCACGTTCCAATAATGCTATCGTTGTTCCAACAGCCGCTTGTTGATTACCATCACCCACTTGCATGTCAGCAATAGCCGCGAACCTTTGACCAGCGGTTACAACAATACCCATTAATTGTAATAGTGTTGCTGATGGTTCTTTGTATGGTAGTGGAAAAAATGCTTCTCTCAGGTTACCACCTGGTGCGTCCACATCTTTGAACTCACCAGGTTGTATTGGTGATGCTTCGTCTCGGACTCTCACTCCTCTTTGTTTAAATCCTGCAGGCAAGTTAGATAGGGTTCCTGCATCTAATAACTGACGTAAAGCAGCTGTCGCTGTTCTGCTTAATCCGCCAATCATGTGAATCAAACCGAAGCCATAAAATCCAAGTCCTGGAAGAAATTTGAAATGGACAAAGTATTGGATTTTACTTTTCTTTAGATCGTCAGGATTATAGTTTCTTCTAATAGATAATATTTTTCTACTAGCTTCTTCTACGGTTACTATGTAAGGGAGCTTAATTCCTGTAGGTTCACCTTCAGAATCTACTTCTTCAAATCCCTCAAGATCTAAATTTACGTGGCACTCTAAAATATTATACATTGGTTCTTGCTTACCAGTTTTTTTAGTGCCTTCTAGTTGTCGTTCTTTTTTCTCTAATTCGTTATTTGTATCTGGTCCTGGTGGGCCAAGTTCAATATCAGAATAAAAACCATTAACTTGTTGTTTACGTAAATCGTTCTCTGATATTTTTATTGTGTGTATAATTGATTCCGCATCATCTAAAGAGTTTGCAGTATAAGGTACAATTAAATCTTCTGCTGGTACAAATTTAGAAACAGCTCTACCTAAAAGTTGATCGTAGTAAACTTTTTTAAAAGTTGATCCTGCAAGTGGTAAATGAAACAACATTGAATCAAACTCTGGTTCGTACTCTTGCATTTGATCCATCAATAAATAATTCATGTAATCTTTTACACGTTGCGATTGTTGTTCAACGGGTGGACTAGAGACACCAATGATCTGTGTTCTAACTGGTCCTTCTGCTGGTAGTAATTCTTTGTAAGCTTGTGCTTGAAACTGTGTGACTGCTTCTGCTAACACTGGGTGAGTTGCACCAGATGCTCCTTGAAAAGGTTCTGTTCTATTTTCGTATTTAAATCCTAAAAGATCTAAACCTTGAATGTATCCTTGCTCCCAGTCTTTTCTGGAAGTTTTATAATCCATGTAATTTTGCACCATCTCGTTTCCAAGAGGGTCTAAAATATCTTCTGGTAAAATGTCAGCGAGATTATCAAAATGATTTTCTGTTCCAGGTATGTTGATTGCACCTGGTTCAAAATCAATCGTTGCACCACCATCTTCTTCTGGTGTTACTTCTACGGGTAATTTTTCTACAACTTCTTCTTTAACATCGACTTCTTCAGATGGTACTTCGACTTCGGTTCTTACCTGATTGGGAAGCGACTTGTCTATTTCTGCCATTTAATTTCTCCAGTTTGATCGTTTTAACTTGTTTTAACGGAACATTCAACCCCTGTGGATTGGGTCCACGCAAAGGTGGGATTGTGGTAGTGAGCTTTTTTACCACTAAAATCCTCGTTTTGCTAGTTTAGGTTTCTTGATTAGACCACCTTTAAAGTTTGGTTTTCTGCCTTTTAATTTTTTAGCAGTTGATTCAGCAACTGCGTCTCTAAACTCTTTTCTTTTTTTAACAACTTCATCAAAACCTTTTTTTACCATTTTTACAGCAGAAGGAGGTAATCTTTTTTTAGCTGCTTTTAAAACACCTTGAGTATATTCTTTAGCAGAATCAAGTCTTGATTGCGCTTTGTTTAAATTTTTAAAACTTCCACCACCAGATGTTTGAGCTTTATTTAATTTTTCAATTTCTTTTCTAAATTTTTTTAGCACTGGCTTTGCTAACATTAACGGAATTTTAACCATCAGTAATACGTCCTTTTCTTCTGTTCTTTGATCTCCTCTACATAATCCTCTGGGTGATCTATCAGTCCACCTTGTCTGAATCTCAAGATCGCTTGTGTAGTTGAGTCAACTAAATCATCGTGATCTCCATATGGAAAAGAAGCACACTCTTCAATCACCTCGTGAGCAAACTCTTCGTCAGGAGCCCATATCATACCAGATTCAAATAAAGGTGCAACAGCATTCACACGAGTAAATTTATCGTTGCCACGATTAGGGGAAAAATTAGTTACAGGTATATCCATTTTTCTTAACTCGTGAGTTAACGGCAGTCCACTTGCCTTAGACTCAATAATAACTGTTTCAGGCTGCCAGTATTTATATTGCTCTAGTGCCACTCGTCTTAACTCAGGAAACTCATATCGTCCCTTAACTGCATCAAGCAACATAAGATTTGCTCCAGAGTCTTCATTAGGGTACCAAACACCCCAAGTGGTGATGGCAGAATAATCTGATGTTTCTTTTTTCGTGAAGGCTGTATCGTATGATTGTATGATGTGATAAATATTTGGCATGTAATCTTTTTCCCATTTATTCCACCACTCACGTTTTAATATTGCACCTTCTTCAGAAGTTGGGTTTTGCATCCACTGCGCGTTCCATTTCGCGTTAGGCAGAACCGCTTTTACTTTTTCTAATTCCTCTGCACTCCAATACTCCGGCCACACTGGTCCGTTGTCCATGATCGCCGGAAATTCGACCACGTGCCACTGGTCTGCTTTTGCTTCTGTCTGTGATGCGATTAATTTTGCTGTTAAATCTTTTGTACTCCACCTTGTCATTACAACTACAATTTTACCACCAGGTTGCAAACGTTGACGAGCACCTGATGTATACCACTCGTATGCTTTTTCTAAAAGGTCTTTGGACATTGCATCTTGTTCAGAGTGTGGATCGTCAATAATTAATAGATCAGCACCACGACCTGTTATTGCTCCACCCACACCAGCTGCAAAGTATTCACCGCCTTGTTTTGTTTCCCAACGTCCTGCAGCTTTAGAATCTTCTTGAAGTTTTGTTTTAAATAATTCTTGATACTCTTTTGAGTCGATTACGTTTTTTGCCTTACGGCCGAAACGTATCGCTAGTTCTGCTGTGTGCGTTGCCTGAATGATTTTGAGTTTTGGATCAAGGCCCACCATCCACGCAGGTAATAAACACGATGCAAATTCTGATTTAGTATGTCTGGGTGGCATATTAATAATTAATCTATTTATTTCACCCGATGCCAGTTGATTAAACTTGTCTGCAATGTGCCTGTGGTGGGACCCCTCTACAAAGTCTCGCCAAACATATTTTACAAAATTTAAAAAATCACTTTGAACACCTTCTTTGATGTCCTCCCTTTTTCGCAAG